ACGCCTACCACCTGCCGCCGGTCGGCCGGTCGCTGTGGCGCAAGGTGGTCAAGGACGGCGAGCTGCGCGGCGTCAAGGCCAAGACGCAGTACCCGCCCCGGCCGGCCGACTGGGACGGCAGCTGGCCGGCCGACGTCGCCTTCGCTCTGGTTCAGGCCGACCTGCTCCGCGGCAAGTCGATCGGTTTTCTGCCGACCAAGGTCCACGTCCCCGAGCCGCAGGAAATCGAGCAGCACGGCTGGCAGAAGGTCGGCCTGGTGATCGACGAGTGGCTGCTGCTGGAGTATGCATGTACGTTCCTCCCGGCCCAGCAAAACGCCGTTGTCGAGGCCGTCAGCAAGTCCCAGCTGGCCCTGCCCGAGGAGTTCATCCGGGCGATGGGGCTCGACCCAGAAGTCTTTGGCCGGCAGCCCCCGGCGGACGGCCTGCCGGTGCCGGTGGGCGGCCCGCGCACCATCGCGTTCACGCCGCTCGCGGAGATCGAGCGGGCCATCGAACGCCGGCTGGCCGCCTGGGACCTGCCGGCCCGCGCCCGCCAAGCGGTCCAGGAGCATCTCGACCGCGCCCGCGGCAGAGTGTGACCCTCCTCGTTCCCAGGCTCTGCCTGGGAATGCAGACCCGCGAGGCTCTGCCTCGCGAAACGTAATCCCTTGAGGCGGAGCCTCCCGGACAGCGCTCCCAGGCAGAGCCTGGGAGCGAGAAAGGGGTTGTCATGTTCGGCCTGCTCCTGATCGGCGCCTTCGCGGGGAACCCGGTGAACACCGACCCGCCGCTCTCCGACCTGCAGCGCTTCCCTGACGCGGAAGTGATTCAGCAGGCCCTGGAGTTCAACGAGGCCCTGGGGCGCTACCTGGAGCCGCTCAAGATCATCCCCGGCCGGCACGGCGAGTCGGCCGCCTTCATGGACCGGCAGCGGGAACGGCTCTGGAACGCCTGGGACGCCCTGCGCTGGGCCCGGTGCGGAAACTGTAGCGACGAGTTCCGCCGCCAGCAGCTGGGGCTTCTCCGGCATCTCCTCGGCGAGCCCGCCTACGTGAACGGCTGGATGCTCCCATCCGTCCCCTGGTGGCTGTTCCCAGAGAGAGACTGAATGGTTCACTCTTCATCCTTCATCCTTCATCCTTGACCATTGAGCCGTCAGGGCGGACCCGGCGGAGGCAGACGTCAAGCTGTCAGCCGGGCGCGGCCTGGAGACGGAGTTCCGTTGTGTCCGTTGCTTGCACCCGTAACCTTCCGAGACCCATGCCATGTTCATCCAGATCAAGCAACCCTATTTCGGCAAGGCGGCCGGCGAGCGGGTGGACGTTGACCCGGTCCACGCCCAGAGCCTCATCAGCCAGGGCATTGCCGAGGCCGTCGCCGGCGACCCGCTGGGCGACCTGGTCGGCCGGCAGCTGGAGAAGATGCTCACCGGCCTGACGACCGGCCTGGACGAGGCCATCACCACCGCCCTCAAGCAGTTCGCCGACGCCCAGAAGCAGGCCAGGAAGCACGCCGTGCCGGCCATCTTCGGCGAGGGCCAGGCCGGCGACCCCAACCACAACTTCGGCGACTTCGTGCTCGCGATCGCCACCGGCAACCGCAAGCGCCTGGAGGAGGAGTACAAGTCCTACCCGGTGGACGAGAAAGGCGTGCGCGTCAAGGCCGCCCTCGCCGAGGGCGGCGGTACGACCGGCGGCTACATCGTGCCGCCCGACTTCTACACACGCCTCCTCGCCATCGTCGCCGAAAACACGTTCATCCGGCCCCGGGCGTTCGTCCAGCCCATGGCCTCGGCCACCCTCCAGTTCCCCTACCTCGACATCACCACCGCCCAGTCGGCCGGCATCTCGCCGTTCTTCGGCGGCGTGCAGATGTACTGGACGGAGGAGGCGCAGACCCGCACCGAGACCGAACCGCAGTTCAAGATGATGGAGCTGAAAGCCCACGAGCTTTCCGGCTACAGCGTCAGCTCCAACGTCCTCTTGCAGGACGCCGCGTTCGGCCTGGAGAAGTTCCTCTTCACGCTCTTCGGCCAGGCCATCGCCTGGTTCGAGGAATACGCCTTCCTCCAGGGCAACGGCGTCGGCAAGCCGATCGGCATGCTCAACGCCGGGGCCACCCTGACCAAGACGCGCGACAACGCCAGCCAGGTCAGCTACAACGACGTGGCGACCATGCTCAGCAAGCTCTTGCCCCTCTCCTACGGCCGGGCCATCTGGACCTTCTCCCCGACCGTGGTGCCGCAGCTTTTGCAGCTCAAGGACGGGGCCTCGCGGGCCATCTTCATCAGCATCGATCAGGGGGCGGTCAAGGCGCCCATGTGGAAGCTTTTGGGCATGCCCGCCATCCCGACCGAGAAGGTGCCGGCCCTGGGCACCAAGGGCGACCTCATGCTCATCGACCCGGCCCTCTATGTCATCGGCGACCGCATGCAGATCGAGATCGCGGCCAGCGAGCACGTCAACTTCCTCAAGAACCAGATGACCTGGCGGGTGGTGGAGCGCGTCGACGGCCAGCCGTGGCTGGAGAAGCCCATCACGCTCCAGGACTCGACCACCCAGGTGTCGCCGTTCGTGGCCCTGAACTAGCCAGGCATAGTCATCCGTGATCCGTGATCAGTGGTCAGTGGACTGATCACTGATCACTGATCACTAAGAAAGGAGCAACCCTTGAACGTTTCGCAACTGGACAACACCCTGACCCCGGTGATCGCCTCGGGGAGCACCAACTCCGGCAACGCCCAGGTGGTGGCGACGATCGCGGCGGCCACCAACGTCCTCAACTACCTGGAAGGCTTTGACATCTCGGGCACGGGAGCCACGTCCGCGGCCGCGATTGAAATCAGCATCGCCGGCCTGGCCGGCGGCACCATCAAGGTCGAGGCGTTCGTCCTGGCCGGTGCCACGGCGCCGGGCTGGAACAACAACGTCTTCTCGTACCGGTTCCCGACGCCGATCCCGGCCTCCGGGACCAACACCGCCATCAGTGTCACCGTCCCGGCCCTCGGCGCGGGCAACACCAACGTCAGCGTCACGGCCTACGGGCTGCAGAAGCGGCTCGGCTAAATTTGACCTTTCTTCGCGAGGAACCATGTATACCGAAAAACTGACCGAACGCTATGCCATCGCCAACGCGGCCGTGCCGGCGACCGTCAACGGGGCCGCGGTGGACACCGGCAACGTCGACATGTCGCTGTCGCGGCGGGCGTTCTTCGCCGTCGTCTTCGGCGCCACCGTGGGCGGCACCGTGACCCTGTCCCTGCAGGAGTCGGCCGACGGCACCACCTGGCCGGCGGACGGCACGGCCAGCTCCTTTACGGGCGGCGGCGGCAACAACGTCCAACAGAGCCTGGCGCCGCCCGTGGCCAACAAGATTTACACGTTCGAGGTCCGGTCCAGCCAGCTCAGTGCCGGCAAGAAGTTCTGCCGGCTCAACATCAACGTGTCGGCCAACAACAACCTCCTCGCCGCCCTGGCCTGGGGCGACGAGGGCATCCACAAGCCCAACAACGCCAACAACGGCGGCAACGTCAGTACCCAGAACTACGTCAACTAGGATTCCCTTCCCCTCCTTGTGGCCGGTTCACCGGGTCCGGCTCACCAAAACCCGGTGCCTTTTATGCCGACCAAACCGATGGGCAACCTGCGCCGCACCCTCGCCACCTGGGCCGTGCCGTGTGCCAGGGCGCCGGCCGTGGGCGCTTGCATGGTGGACCTGCTCGCCGCCGAGAAGTGGGACCCTGACTTTGTGGGCCAGCGGCTGGAGACGTACTATTTCGACACGCAGGGCCTGGTTTTACGGGCCGCCCGTTGGCGGGGCAACCGTTACCTCACGCTCCGCCTCCGCTGCTACGACGAAGGCCCGCTCGGCGAGGCCTACGCATTGGCCGCCAAGACGGAAGACCAGAAGTTTCGCACGCTGGTCAAGCCGTCGGAGGCGGATGCCATCCTCGCCGGCGATTACCCCGACTGGCCGCAGGACTTTTTACTGGGGGACCTGCTCGCCCGGTTCCTGGACCTGGTCGGCGAGGCGGACATCCTCCCCGTCGTCAAGGTGTGCTGCCGGCGCTTTGCCGTCGAGGCAAGCCAGGACCGGCTCACCCTTGACGTGGACGTTACCACCGACACCGGCAAGTGTTTGCCTTCGGGTGTCCTGGAGTTCAAGAGCACCGACCAGCAAACCGCGCCGCCGCAGTTCCCGTACCTCTTGCGGCTGCGGCCGATGAAGCTTTCCAAGTTCCTGTGGGCCACCGATTGGAGATAACACATGGCCAGTGGACAAGCCGTTGCACTGTGGAACACTTACCGCACCCTGGACTGCCAACCCACGGGGGTGAACATCAAGGCTTCCCCCGGCGAAGTCGGCGGCTGGTACATCGCCAACAATTCCGGCTCGGCCCGGTTCGTCAAGCTCTACGACAAGGCCACCGCCCCGTCGTCGAGCGACACGCCCAAGCTCACGCTCCAGATCCCCGGCTCCTCGGCGGCCAACGTCCTGGCCCCAGCGGGGATTGATTTCACCGCCGGCATCGGCATCCGCGGCACCACCGGGGTCGCCGATGCCGACACCGGGGCCCCCACCGCCAACGACCTGGTCGTGAACCTCTTCTACAAGTGAGGCCGCCATGGGCACCATGCTCCCGGCGACCGGGGCCGGCGGCCTCGGCTTCGTCCCCACGCAGATCGCGGGCCTGACCTTCTGGCTGCGGGCCGACATGGGCACGTGGCAGGACCAGGGCGGCAGCGTCACCCCGGCGGCCGCCGACGGCGACCCCGTGGGGCGTTGGGTGGACCAGTCGGGCAACGCCGCCGACGTCACCGGTTACAACAGCACCACCCAGCGCGGCACCCTGAAGTTAAGTCAGGTCAACGGCAAGCCCGTCATCCGCTTCGCCGCCGCCTCCAGCCAGGGGATGCAGACCTTCGGCAACGGCGGCACCAGCCCGCCTCAAACGACGACCACCGCCACCCTGTTCGCCGTCGTCAAACACGCGGACACGGCCAACGGCAAGTGGTACCTCAACGGGGCCGCCGGCAGTAACGGCTACGGCCTGGCCAAGTTCGGCAACGCCCGCAGCTTCCTGATCGAGGGGGTCGCGGCCCAGAACGACGGCACGGTGCCGACGACCGCCTTCGAGCTGTGGAGCGCCACCACCGATGGCAGCACCAACAATATGTGGGTCAACGGCAGCCAGGTCCTGACCAACGTCAACAACGCCGTGATCGCGCCCACGGCCAACCTCTATGTGAACGAGTCGGGCAACTACTGCAACTGCGACATCGCGGAACTGCTCCTTTACAACTCCGCCCTGTCCACGGCCCAAAGGCAGCAGGTCGAGTCGTACCTCAACGGCAAATATGCCCTCTACTAGGAGCCCCCATGGCCAGCCAGTTGCCCGCGATCGGCGCCGGGGGCCTCGGCTTCACCCCCGGCCAGCTCAGCGGCCTGGTCGTTTGGACCCAGCCCGGCGTCGGCATGTACCAGGACGCCGGCAAGACCACGCCGTGCGCCGCGGCCGGCGACCCCATCGGCGCCTGGGCCGATCAGAGCGGCAGCGGCAACGACCTGACCCAGTCCAACGCCTCGCTGAAGCTGCAATACCAGCCGGCTTCCCTGGCCGGCTGCGCCGTGGCCCGCGTCCCGGACCGCAAGGCCGACTACAACCTCGGCATCCCCAACCTGGGCCTGAACGCGCAATCCTTCTCGGCCTTTTTGGTGCGCCGGGGTGGCGTGGAGCTACTGGCGCAGTCCATGCTGTTGTCCTTCTTACCCGGCTACGGCATGACGCTCCAGTGCTACCAGGGCCGCCTGAACCTCTTCTCCGCCGCCCCCGGCAACTTCGAGACCACGTTCCGCTTTCCGATCCGGCCCAGGGTCGTTGGGATCGTTTCCAACGGATCGGCCGCCGGCTCCGCGACGCTGTACCTCGGCCGCTCCTCGTCCAACGTCGGCGGCACCGCCGTGGTCGGCGCCAACACGCTCACCACCGGTCAGCTCGCGAATAACGCCAACGGCGAGGGCTACATCGACCTCTGCGACGTGGCCGAGCTGGTGGTCTACAACCGGCCCCTGAGCGCCACCGAGGTCAATAACCTCCTGTCCTACTTCGAGGGCAAATACGGCCTGGCGGTGCCGCGCAGCAAGCTGGTGGTGTGCGACGGGGATAGCCTGACCTGCGGCGGTCCCCAGGTACAAACCCCCTGTCCGATCACCCAGAACTACCCGGCCCAGCTGCTGGCCGCTTTGGGCCCGGCCTGGGAGTGCTACAACTGGGGCGAGAGCGGCGAGACCATCGCCACCATGCTGGCCAACGGCGGCACGAACGTGGACCCGCTCTACGACGCCGTCAGCTACGCCAAGAACATCTGCGTCCTCTGGGGCGGCACCAACGACCTGGACGCGAGTGTCAGCCCGACGACGGTCTACAACAACATCAAGAGCTATTGCCAGAACCGGCAGGCGGCCGGCTGGAAGGTGGTCGTCTGCACGATCCTGCCCCGCTCCAGCAGCAGCGGCACCTTCGAGAGCGACCGCCAGACCGTCAACGCGAACGTCCGCTCGGGCTACGCCACCTTCGCCGACGCGTTGGCCGATGTGGGCAACGACACGACCATCGGCCAGGCCGGCCAGAACACCAACCAGACCTATTACATCGGCGACAACATTCACCTGCGGCCGGTCGGCTACGCCATCGTGGCCGCCGCCGTCCAGGCCGCCGTCACCACCCTGTAAGGAGTCGCGCCCGTGGCCGCCAAGGACCTCATCACTCTGGCCCGTGCCAAGCAGGACATCCAGTCCATCACGGACAGCTCGCAGGATGCCCTGCTCGGCGTGCTCATCACCGCCGTCAGCGACGCCATTGAGAAGTTCTGCCGCCGGCGGTTTATCTCCAGGGCCTACGACGAACTCTACAACGGCACCAACGACCGGCGGCTGGAGCTGCGCCAGTACCCGATCCAGAGCGTCCAGAGC